TCAGTCAAACGAAGCCATGTACTGTGCAAACCATTCCTCGCCCATTTTCAGCTTTAAGCAGTGCAGAATCAGCTGTACACAGCCCTCTTCACTTATTCTGGCACTGTTTAACGTGATATCGTAGTTGACGGGGTTGGTCCAGTAATTGCCGTGCGTGTAAAATTTATAGTACTCGGCACGGTAACGGTCGGTTTTCGTAATCAGCTGGTTTGCCTCTTCTTCGCTGATATCCATGCGCTGCATCACCCGCTGCAAACAGTAAGCGCGCGGGGCTTCGATATAGATACTCACCACATTCTTGCGGTCTTTTAAAATATCGTCGGCGCATTTGCCCACAATCACGCAGGGTGTAATTTATCGTAAAGAATGAGAAAAGCCCGGACGGCCCCAAGGGCGAGGCGCAAAAACCCGCAAAAACCCGCGAAACCGCATTAAATAAAGGTTTTTCGGCGCAACAAAACCGCAAGAACGCGCAAAAACGCGGCGCGGCACGCAAAGTGCACTGAAAAATTTTAAGCCCCTTTTCTGGGCTTTTTTTGTGCCCTGCCCGCCGGCGCCGCAGAACTTTACAAACCATTTTAACAGTGTTTAAACCGCATTTAAAAGGGCATTAAAAATGCTGATAAAAACCGCACTGCAAAGCCATTTTAAACGATTTTTCACAAAAATTAAAAGACCATTTAAACGTTGCTTTTACAGCATTGTCTAAATGGTCTTTTTTTGTAGTTTAATCGGACATCCGTGTCCGATTAAACTTTGTATGTCCGATTAAGCAAAAAAGCGGGTTTATAAGGATTTTAGTAATTCATACTAATATAAAAATGTCCGATTAAATCATTTTTGAAACAGTAAAAATGTTGCATGTTAGCCAACAATCCACTCCGGTTTTAAGATGCCAATAACACGCCCATTGACCCGAACAGAATCATTTAAAGGAATTGGCTTGTAATGATTGTTTAACGAGGTCAGAACCCCATCACCAATGCGCTTGATATACCCCTCCCCATCTAGAGTAACCAGAGCTATATCACCAATTGAAACTTCACCAGATTTAATTAACAAATAGTCTCCATCATGGTATTTGGGCTCCATACTATCGCCGCTTACCCGAATGACAAAATCGGCATCACAAGTTTCGGGTTTGTTTTTTACCCGAATATCAGTGAACGCCTCTGGCCCTAAATAGACACCTTTGCCGGCGCTTGCTGGTTGATCGGAAAGGCGCAAACGTATAAGGTTTGAAGGATTATAGTTATAATTCAAAGATTTTGAGCTTAATTCTAAATCTAGTAATGTACTGATAACCAACTGGCCATGACTATCTAATTGGGCGTACTTATATGCGATATCTATAAACGGAACGTGCGTCTCTAATAAATTATTGTCAGTCCACCCTAAAAGATATTCACCAGTGACTCGAAAATAACTTTCCAAAATTGCGAGAGCCTTGCTATTTGGCTCTCGCACGTTATTTTCATAGGCCACGATAGAAGAATAGCTTAGACTGGTCGCTTTTGCTAAATCAGCTTGCGTCATCTGTAGTTTGAGGCGGAGTTCCTTTATGCGGTTATTAGCTCTCATATTCTCACCCTAAAATAGTATATCACAAATTTTACGAACGTAAAACAATTAAACAAAGAAAACCGTGAAAGTATTGTATTATTCCGCTTGACTTTTACGAAAGTAAAATATATTATGTAATAAAGCATTGACGTTCGTAAAAGTTGGCTGGGAGGTGAGTATTTTGCTTATAGCAAAAGTTGAAAAAATTAAAGAAAAAAGAGTTGCCTTGGGGCTAAACCAAAAGGCTCTGTCAGAAAAAGCGGGTTTACCTGTCAATGCCATATTTCGGATTGAGCGCAATGCATATACATACACGCAGGAACTACGGGCAAAAGCAATCGCAACCGCGCTACAGTGTGACATTGAGGAAATATTTGAAAACCCGACAAGAAGCGCATAGAAGGTGGGAAAGTATGAAAAAAAAGCAAAAACGGCCGCCTTACCTCAGCCGGTGGAATGAGGAACTAAAGGCAATCTGCGATGCGGCAGCTGTGCTGGGCATTATCGCGGCAGTCATTATTACTGTTTGTCTGCTGGCGCCAGCCAAAGCAGCGGCAGTTGTCGACACCGGAATAACAGAATCACCAAATATGGTTACATTGGAAGCAAAATCACCACCGCAAAACGTGCCCGAGTTACCCGATGTACCACTTGCCCCGGAGCTGCTGCAGGCCGCAGCAGATGCTTGCGAGCAATACAACGTCCCGATTGCCGTCGCACTGGCAGTGATGGAAACAGAGAGCGGCTACCAGACTGATGCAGTAAATGGCCCCTGTGTGGGGCTTTACCAAATCAATACGACCTACGCCGCCGCCTATGAGGAGGCACTTGGAGTTACTGACATTGCCGACCCGACACAGAACATCGCCTGCGGGGTATGGTACCTGGGCGAACTGCTGCAGCGTACCGGCAACCTTGACCACGCATTGATGGCCTACAACCTTGGCAATGTTGCTGATGAACTTTGGGCTGACGGAACGAGGAGCACCAATTATACCAACAAAGTGCACGCCGCCATTGAGCGGCTTGAGGCAGAGAATTAAGGAGGGCAACATGATGAAGCAACAGCTGTTGAGCCAAACACTGCATATTGGCGAGGTTTACAGCAACCACGGGGCACTGTACCGGGTGGAAAGCTTTGACGACGATGTCGTGCGCGGCAGTGTGCACCTGCGCCGCATTAAGGATGGTTGGGAGCTGGATGCCCGCGGGGCAGCACTTTACCTTACTGAGCGCGGTGTAGAGCTGCAGTGGGACTACAGCTTGAATGGGCAGTTTACTACTGCAGAGGATTTGGGATAAGCCGAAACGGCCAGAGATGGCCGTCTGCGGAGGGGTGGCCGCCCCGCACTGACGATGGCAGGCCAATAAAAAAAGCCTGCACTATGCGGGCGGAAGGATGCCGTATGGAAAAGAAGCTTTTGAATGCACTGGAAGAAATGGAAGGAGCAAAGTTTGAAAGCCTAGACCAGGCGCTACAGAAATACAGCGGACGAGAGATCTTTAATTTTTGGTTGGAGTATGAAGGAATCATCGGGTACGGGGAAAGCATCTTGGAAGCGGTGAACGCGTTGGAATTGGGGTCGGCCCCAAAATGCATGGCTGAACCTTACGGCTACGTGAAAGAGGCTAAAAACTATAAAGCTCATCTTGCCGGGATGACGCCAGAAGAAATTCATGCTGATTTACTGGAAAAGGTAAAAGGCAAATAGCCGAAACGGCCAGAAATGGCCGTCTGCGGAGGGGTGGCCGCCCCGCACTGATGATGGCAGGCCGTGAAGAGGTGATTTTTTGGAAGCGAAACTGAGGCCGACCGAAGCTGCTGAGCTTATATCAACATCACCGCGAACCATAAGGCGTTGGATTGCCGATGGACAATTACCCGCGGAGCAGCGGCTGAATGAGCGCCGGCGGCCGGAGTACTTGATCCCATTGTCGGCACTGCCGCCGGCGGCACAGCAGAGATATTTTGACCGTCACTGCACAGAGTTGGCCCCGATAGCGGCACCAGCCAAGCAGGTACCAAAACCAAAGACACAACCGATTGACCGGTACAGTGCTGCAGAGCGCGAACAAATCAGCTTTTGGACGCAACTGGTTGAAGATTGGCAGCGGGCACGCGATAAGGTTGGTAAAAAGGCTGAGTGTGATGATAAATTTGTGCTATGGGCCCAGCTTGAATACCCGGACATACAAATCAGCGTTGAGACACTTTACCGCCGCTGGGCAGCCCTGCGCGAAGGAAACCTTGAGGGTTTGGTTGACCGGCGCGGTAAAGCACGTAAAGGCATGACCGCCCTTACCGGTGAAGTTGAAACAGCGTTTTTGACATTTTATCTTGACGAAGCGCAGCATCCAATTAAACGATGCCTGGCACTCACTGAGGAATGGGCCCGACAGCATACGCCGGAGGCACTGCCGTTGCCGGGGTACAGCACATTTTACCGTAAGGCTGGCACTATACCTTACGCTGTTAAGGTGCTGTGTCGCGAAGGGAAAAAGGCTTATTACGACAAGTGCAGTCCGTATATCCGCCGTGAATATGAGACCATCGACGCTAATGATTTTTGGGTCGGTGACACGCACACGATGGACGTTATATCGCTGGGGCCAAACGGCAAACCACACCGTTTACACCTGTCTGCTTGGCTGGATGCCCGAAGCGGAATTTTCACCGGGTGGTATGTGGGTGACCAGCCAAGCAGCCAGTCAAGCCTTAACGCCCTGCGCCGAGGCATTGAAAGCTACGGGATACCGAACAATGTATATGTCGACAACGGGCGTGAGTTTTTGACCTTTGATATTGGCGGCCGCGGGCACCGAGCTAAAAAGCGATTGGCAGATGGCAGCATACCGTTTGCGCCGCCGGGCGTGTTTGAGCGCCTCGGCATCAAAATGACCAATGCTATTGTGCGCAACGCCAGAGCCAAACTGGTGGAACGGCGATTTGAAGATGTTAAAAACTATGTCTCCCGCCTTTTCCCCACCTACACAGGTGGCAATGTGGTGGAAAAGCCGGACCGGTTAAAACATGTTTTAAAGGCCGGTAAAATACCGACAGACGCAGAAGTTATTGCGGCGATCGATACGCTGATTACCGGGTACCTTAACTGCGAGCCTTACGGAGGAAGTGTGGCGGAAGACCGCTGCATGCGGCGCATCGATGTACACCGTGCACGCTGCCCCGTGGTGCGCAAAGCTGACAAGGAAGATTTAAGGCTAATGTTGATGCGCACAAGTAAGCCGGTGACCGTGGACCGTGACGGTGTCCGCATCCCAATTAAGGGCATCAAAATTGATTTTTACGACCCGGACTTTGTACGGCAGCTGCAAGGCAAACAAGTGTATGTGCGGTTTGACCCAGATGATCTTGGCAGCGTACGTGCATATGATATGGATGACCGGTTTTTATGCGCCCTGCCACAAAGCAAATTGACTGCCGGGTACCTTGCGACACAGGACCAAATTGCCGAGCTGCAGGCGGCCAAACGCCGCGCCGAGCGTGCAACAGCAGAGTTTGCCGCAGCACTTAAGCTGCCGGATGACCCGCAGATGGCACTGGAGTTGATGACAACCCTTGCCGCACGGAATATTGCGGAATTGCCGGTTGGTGTGAGCGCAAAGAGCATAAAACTGGTGCGGGACGCGGAAGAGCCGCTGCTGCGAGCAGTGGGTGATCTGGATATGAGCCTAATGACCCAAAACATAATTAAACGACGTGGAGGTATGGAAGATGATGACGACTTATGACATTCAACTGATTGCAAAAGTGCAAAAGCACCTTGAAACCGAGGGCATGAGCCAGACCCAGCTGGCCGGTAAGGTGGGTATTTCACCCGCCGCGCTTAGCACCTACTGTGCGCAGAAGTACAAAGGAAATATTGCGGCGGTAGAGGGCAAGATAAACGAGTATTTCCGTGTCGCCGGGGCGGTACAGCAGGCAGCTGAAAAGGTTGCCGACTACATGCCGGGTGAAGATTATATCCCGACCTCAATCAGCGAAGATGTGTATCAATCCATCCGGTTTGCCCAGCTGGAGCATTGTATGGTGGTCTTACACGGGGATGCGGGGGTGGGCAAAACAAAGGCGGCCCGCCACTTTTTACAAGACTTTCCCTCCAGCGCGGTGTATGTCAGCATCAGCCCGAGCACCGGCACATTGGCCGGGGCCATCAAGCTGCTGGCGCGGGCCTTGCGGGTGCCAGAGAGCCGTAACAAGATGGACCAGATGCTGGCGATACGGACCCGGCTTGAGGGCACCAACAAGGTTATCATTATTGATGAGGCGCAGCACCTTAAATATGCCGCGCTGGAGGAGCTGCGGACGCTGACTGACGCCAACACGGCCACCGGTGAGCACGGTGTTGGGGTTGCGCTGATTGGCAACACAGAGGTCTATAGCCGGATGCAAGGCAAACAACAGGCCCAATTTGCCCAACTTTTTAGCCGGATACGCATGCAACGGCAATATGCCACCCGCCGCGTCAAACGCGAGGATGTCGACAAGTTGTTCCCGGCGCTGGCCACCCGAGGGGCCGATAAAGAACTGGAGTTTTTACTGGGGATATGCCGCAGCCCATGGGGTATCCGCGGGGCGGCAAATGTGTATAGCAATGCCGCAAATAATGAAAATGTTGAGTACAAGGGGCTTTATGCCATGGCCGCACATATGGGCATTGGGGTAATTGGCGCATGAAGAAAATACGGGCCTGTATGTTTTTGTCTGCAGGGTTTGTCAGCGGCATGGTAGTGCATATCTGTATTGCCCGCTGGGCGATGCGACCCACCGAAGTGGGCGGCGAAGTTTTGATAGTGCCGATGATGGTGCTGCTGTGGGTTGTGGGGTATCAATTGGGCCGAATGAAAGAAGAATAACAACCGGGGCCGGGTGGCCCCCCGTAATGCAGCCGACCCAGTGGTCGCCGGTCCCCAGCCCGGATAAATGCAGAGGGCGGATAAGCTGAAAGGAAGGAGTGAAAATAGTGGCAAGAAAAAAAGTGGCAACAGAGCCGACGTTGCGGGATTGGGCGGCGGTGGATACGACGCTGCGTGACATCCGCGAATGCCGACACGCACTTGTTGAGCTGGGTGTTGAGCGTGACCGGCGCATTGACGGCATCAAGGACGAATTTGCACAGACGGCGCTGCCGCTGCAGAACCGCATTAAACGGCTGGAGGCAGATGTCAAGGAATATGTCGACGCACACCGGGCGGAGCTGCCCGGCAAAAGCCGTAAATTGACTTTTGGCACCATCGGTTACCGCGTAAGCAGCCGGCTGGTGTTGGCGGCAAACAGGGCGGCTGACGCGATTGAGGTACTAAAAGGTCTGGGCAAAGGTGCACTGATCAAAACGACCGAAACACTAGACCGAGAAGCCTTAAAGCGGCAGCCATTGGATGTGCTTGAGGCAGTGGGCGCATATGTCAAGGTAAGCGATGAGTTTTATTACGACATCAGCGATGAGACAATAGAGGTTTAACGGGAGGAGGAGCGGCTATGGGCACACTGACGATTGATAATGGCCAGATAAAGAGCATTTACGCGATAGCGGCGAAAATTGGGATATTGGACCGCAGCACACATGATGATGCGCTGCATGACATGGTATTGGGTTTGACGGGCAAGACATCAATTAAGGCACTGACCCACGCCGAAGCGTTGGCCGTGTTGACAGAGCTGCGCCACCGATCGTCCCCCAACGCCGCACCTGCCCCAACACCGCCGCGCAAAAAGCAGGCTCGCAAGTATACCGAGCTGCCGGGAGGCATGACGGCGGCCCAGCAGAAGATGGTTTGGTATCTGATGTATCAGCTGGATAAATTTGACTCGGCACCGGCCGGTGTCCAACTGCGTGACCGGCTGTGCGGAATCATCCAGCGGCAATTTAAGGTCACGGCATTTGCAACGCAGCCTTTTCGATTTTTAAACGCAGAGCAAGGTGGCGCGCTGATTGAGGGGCTCAAGGCGATGACTGAACGGGCAGAACTGGACTACCTGCATCGCCCGCAGCAAGGGGGGCAGGCCAATGGATAGAGAACTGCTGGCGTTGTTGACCATTGACGACCTGCAGGGTGAGGCACGTGAGCTGGCGGAGACCATTGGCATAGAGGCGTTTCGGCGGTTGGTGGAAGTTTATGGAGGCACCGGTCGATTATATATACCTCAGCCGGACACTCTGCTGATCCCCGTAAGGGACGCACTGATCCGCCGGGAGTATGACGGCAGTAACGTGTATCAGCTAGCCCGCAAGTGGCAATTGAGCGACACAACGATACGGCAAATAGTGCGGGACAAAGCATTGGAGCTACAGCGTAGACCTGTTGATGGGCAGGTCACGTTAGATGATTTTATCACTGATGCTGCGGATGACCCGTAATGCATAAATACCTCAGCGGAACGCCAGAATAAATAAGGGTATAGTTGGGTTTAGAAAAACCCGCTGTGCCCTTATTTTTTTTGGCCGGCTAGGAGGAAAACATGAAAGACGGCATGGCGTTTGACGCCGGAACTTGGTGGCTGATCGGTACTTTGTTAACTGGCTTGCTGGGTATTGTCGGTGCTCTTGTAAGCCGGTCGATTTTCAAGGAGCTCGACAAACATTCCGTGGACATAAAAGAAGTCCGGGAAAATTACACCACGCGAGAGCAGCATGACAACGATATCAAGGATGTTCGAAAAGAAATGAAGGATATCCGGCTGGAAATGCGGTCAGAAATCCAGCAGCTGTCTGAGGACATATCAGAGATCAAAGAAAACTGCCTGCGCAAAGAGGATTTTATCCGGGTAACAACCAGCTTAGAACACAAACTTGACCGTCTCAACGATTATCTGATTGGAGGCTCAAAGAATGGATAACAAGATTTTGGCGCGCATGAGCATTGAGACCGAAGCCGAACGGAACGGTCAAATCATGCGGGCAATCGGCATGCTGGCTGGTTACCGTTTTGTCGCCCTGAAACAGCTTCGCCTGGCAATGTCCGGCGAGATGTCACAGGACGATGTGTGCATGGCAATCAACTACCTTACCGACAAGGGCTATCTTAACACCCGCACCAACGATGACAAGCACTTGGCGGCGTCGGTGAGCGATGCTGCGTTGGATGACCTTGAAAGCAAGTGGACGCCGCGCGGCAAAGAGCTGATGTATGGCATGATCGACGACGAGCAACTAGTAAAAGTTTAGGGGGTGCAGAGATGGCCGCAACAAAACGCCGAAAGCATAGCGTGATCGACGGCCTGCCCGCCCCTGTCAAGGCCTCAGTTGAGCAGATGCTGCTCAGCGGTACCACTTATGCGGAGGTGGTCGATTACCTCGGTTTGCAGGGCGTATCGTTATCGGTCAGTGCCGTTTGCCGTTATGCCCAAAGCTTTCATGCATCGGTAGAAGCCTTGCAGATTGCACAGGAAAACTTTCGCTACATGATGACCGAAGCGGAGAAATACCCAGACATGGACCCCACTGAAGTGCTAGTGCGCATCACAGGTCAAAACCTGTTGACTGCGCTGGTAAGCAAATCGCCGGAGGAATGGTCGGCGGTAGAGGCGGATAAGGTGGTCAGCCAAATTACAGGGCTGACTAGGGCTGTCGCATACAAAAAACGTGCCGACGTGGAGAGCAAGGATATCGTGAGCGCCGCGCTGGACGAGGTTAAGGCGGAATTGTACAACGCAATGCAAACAGAGCAGCCGGAAACATACCGGCAGTTGGCCGCCTTTTTGGAGCGCAAAAAGAAAGAAGGGCTAGGCCGGTGAAAAAGTGGTATGTGCTGCAGGTGATGACCGGCCGCGAGCTAGATATATGCCATGAGCTGCAGCGGGTGGAGATCGATGCCAGAGCACCTACAGAGTTGCGGCAAATACGCCGCGGCGGACAATGGCATGACGAGGAACGGCAGCTGTTGCCCGGATATGTATTTGTCGGCGTAGATTACGAGCCCGCTATCTATCACAGGGCAATGTCTGTTGCCGGTGTTATCCGTTGGCTGGGGCCAACGATAGGTACCCCTGTGGCTATTGATGACGCAGAGGCACTGCGATGGCAATTGGATAACCCCGCAGCATTGCGGCCCAGTACGGTGCTTTTGGGGGCGGATGGATGGCATGTTGTCGATGGGCCGCTCAAAGAGTTTGAAAAGGACATTACCAACATGAATTTGCGGCAGCGCCGCGTTACCGTTGTGACGACGCTTGGCGGTACCCCGCAGCAGATACAATTTGGTTTTATACCGCTGGGGGCGCCGAGCAATGGATAAGGCGCAAAGACAGCAACTCAAATTGTGTAGGCGCTGCGTCTGGTCCACCGATGTAGGTGGCCGCAGGTTGTGTCCTTTCAATACCTGCGTCCAGCGGCACGGATGGAATTTTAAAAGTTTAAACGCAGCGCCAGCCGAAAAAGAATGCCACAGTAAAAGACAGGGTTGATACGTCCCCTGCCCGGCACTGTGGCGGGCATACAGACAGAAACCGGGCCGAAAAGGCCCGGATGGCGAAGCATGCCCCCCGAAAAATGCCGGTGCAAACCGATGGTTGAATAAAGCACCATTTAAAAACGTTTACAAACCATTTAAAAGCGTTTAAAAGGTCAAAGCCGGGGAATTGCACGGCTGGACCTTTTTGCGTTTGTGGGCAAATTTAAGGCCATTTGAGGGCAGCGGAAAGGAGCGCGAACACGTGAGAACAAAGCAAGAGAGCATTAAGGGCCTGTTGGACGCTATTGACGCCCAAAAAAGCAGCCGGGATTTTAATATTTTAAATGATCTTAAAATGCTGATAGACCGATATCCGCGGACAGCTAAACGGGACTATCTTCATCTGCTCCGGTCTCTTACTGACAAATACAGTATTGACGAATATGCTGCTGTTCACGCTGCCTTACTGCGCAAGTGTCAAGAGGGAGACCTCGCTGCAATTAAGTTGCATCATGAAATGCAGAAAAATGATCTTGCAGCCGGGGAGGAGGTGCAAATCGTTGACGACATCTAAGCTCAGCAATATTGTCGGTCCTGCCTTTTACGATGTCCACAAGGCGGTCAAAAATGGTGGCGTCGCTGAAATTGTTTTAACTGGTGGCCGTGCTAGTCTGAAGAGCAGCTACGCTTCGGTCGAGATTATCATGCAGCTGCTCACCTACCCAGATGTGCATGCGGTGGTACTGCGCAAGGTGGCCAATACATTGCGCAACTCTGTTTATGCACAAATGAAATGGGCAATCGACCAGCTGGGCCTGCGTAAAAAATTTCAATACTCCCGCACGCCAATGGAAATGACCTATAAGCTCACTGGACAAAAGATTTTCTTTTTTGGCCTTGATGATGCCGGTAAGGCAAAATCCATCAAGGTGGAACATGGCTACATTGGCCTGCTGTGGTTTGAGGAGCTTGATCAATTTGCCGGACCTGAAGAAATACGCAATGTGGAGCAATCAACCTTGCGAGGCGGACCCTACAGCTTGAGTATCAAGTCTTTTAACCCACCGGCAGCAACTCGAAATTGGGCAAACCAGTATGTCCGTGAGCCTAAGCCTCGACAGCTGATCAAGCACACCACCTATCTGCAGGCGCCAGCAGATTGGCTCGGCCCTCGGTTTTTGGCGGATGCTGAGCACCTAAAAGCGACCAAGCCCACCAAGTACCGGCATGAGTATCTTGGCGAGGCAGTTGGCAACGGGACACAGGTGTTCGACAATATCCGGCTGGAGCGTATCACTCCAGCACAAATCAAATCGTTTGAGCACATCGTCAGTGGTGTTGACTGGGGCTGGTATCCGGACCCTTGGGCATTCAATCGCACAAATTACGATGCCGCCCGGCGTGTGTTGTACATTTTTGATGAGGCAACCCGCCGCAAGGCTAATAACTTTGAAACCGCAAAAATTGTAAAAGAGCGTATCGCCGCCGGGGAAGATGTTATTGCAGATAGTGCCGAGAAAAAAAGCGGCGGCGATTACCGCGATATGGACATCAATTGTTTTGACGCGCGCAAGGGGCCCGGCAGTGTAATAACCAGTATGCGCTGGTTGCAGGGTTTGGCCGCCATAGTCATCGACCCGGAGCGGTGCCCTGATACAGCGAAGGAGTTTTCGGAGTATGAATATGAAACCGCAAAAGACGGCGAAGTCATCCAGGCGTATGTGGATGCGGACAACCATCACATTGATGCTGTGCGCTATGCCACGAATCGTATCTGGCTACGGGTGGGCACATGATGAGCCGGTTTAAGCGGTGGCTTGTACAGCAGTTTTTGCCCGTGTGGGCAAAAGAAACCATACTAGATGCGAACAAACGTATGGAATATGAGTTGGCAAAACTGCGCGAGGAAAATGCCCGGTGGCGTGCGTATGCCGAAGGGTTGGAATTGGGACTGCATGCCGCACGCGCTCCACAGCAAATAGATGTGCGCTGCATAATGGAGCCACAGCAGAAAGGAGGTACCGCAGATGGGCCTTGTGAAAGTACTGACTGACCAAAGTATTGTCAGCACCGCAGAAGGTTTTGGACAAGCCGATATTACGTCAGAAGCAATGCAGTCAGCTATTGAAAGTTGGATTGCGGAGTATTTTAACCGCCTGCCCATCAAAGACAGCGACCCCTGCATGCGAATGGCGTATACCATTGTGCACAAGTTAGAAAAAGGCGTATTTGCAGAATATAAATCCGACATCCTTGACAAAGAAAAAACAGCCAAGGGTGCATGGATGGATCAGAACCTTACCCGGCTGGATTTGCAAAAAACAGCAGCCATGCAGTGGATGCTGATTGCGGGCGAATGCTTGTTAAAGCCGGTACCCACCAAATCACCAACAGGCGAAACATTTTTTGCCCCGCGGTTGATCCACCGTAACAATATGATTGTACTTGGCCGCGACCCCGATGGACGAATTACTGCAATTGGTACCGCCGAACAAACCGCCACGGGCAGTAGATATTACACACTGCTTGAAAAGAGATCTGTTGATTTTAACGGTTATCTCACCATTACAAATAAGCTGTTTGAAAGTTATGATCGGAATTTAATTGGACGGCGCGTGTCTCTGGCCACCTTGGAACAATACGCGGCTTTACCCGAGCAATACACATATCCGCGGCCGGTCGGCAGCGTGGGACTGATTACCCTGCGCACACCGTCAGCCAACTGTGTGGACGGTACCGGTGACGCAGTAAGCATCTATGAGCCAGCGATGGGACTAATACGCAACATCAACCAAAACGAGGCACAGCTGAACGACGAATTTACCCTTGGCCGCCACCGGATTATCGCATCAGCAGAAATGCTTAAGACAAATGCTGCCGGGGAGCGCGGGCTCGTTGATAATGTGTTTGCCGGGCTTAAGGATATCCACTCAGATATGCAAATCACTGCATTTAGCCCTCAATTGCGCGACGAACCGTACGAGCGGCGAGAACAAAAATATCTGCGGGCCATCGAAAACCAGATTGGCATGAAACGCGGATTATTGTCCAACGCGCAGGAGGTCGAAAAAACGGCATTCGAAGTTGCCAGTACGGCCGGTGACTATAACCTGTCATTGATTGATCTGCAGAGGGTGTGGTTTGACGCAGTCTGCGAATATTTGCGGCTTTGTGATGTGCTGGGCCAAATATACGGATATTGTGATAAATCTTACTGGGAGATCAAAGATCAATTGAGCATCACTTGGGGCAATGGCATCTTATACGACCCAGACAAGCAGTGGGCGGATGATTGTGAGATGGTGCGCATGGGTTACCTCCGGCCCGAAATCGCACTAGGGCGTAAGTACGATATGCCAACCGAAACAGCTGAAGACTGGAAAAAAATCAGGAAAAAGTATATGCCAAACGCCAATGATCTCGAAGATGTTGAAAGGTTGCGTTAAATGTATGACGATGAAAAACTGGAGGAACTGCGCAAGAGAGCCGCCGCAATAGCAGAACCGATTTATGATACTCTTCTGCGCGATATCGTTCGCCGGGTACGCGGAGCCGGCGGAATTACCTCCACCGCGGAGTATGAGATTTATCGTGCTGAACAGTTAGGGCTTGCAGAGGGCGTCATCAAGCAAGCTATCGCCGAACAGATGGAAATATCTAATCAGGCTATAGATATGCTATTTGAAGAGTTTAAGGACGAAACTGTCCAGTTTGAAGATAATATGGAATTGCGTCAGCTCGTTGATGCGTACAGTATGATCTCAAAAAACGCCGCGGCGAAAAACTTTGAAAACTTGTGGATGCCGGGGCCGGACGGAAAGAACTACACAGTAAAAGAAGCGTATGAAAAAATTATGGATTTTGCGTTTTTTCAGACGGCTAGTGGAACTTATGATTTTCACCGCGCGGTACGTGAGGCCACAAAAGAACTGTTGACTCGCGGTTTACGTGTAATACCGAACAAGGATGGGAAAAGCTATCGACTTGAGTCTGCGGTAAGACGCTATATCACAAACCGCATGGGCGAGATGTTTAACGCGGTCAACCAAATGAACTATGATGCAATTGGTGCAGATGGCTGGGAAATTAGTGCGCATGCTGCCCCCGCTCCTGATCATGCACCTTATCAGGGACATCAGTATTCTAAAAAAGCATTTGACCGTATCAATAATAGCCTTGCGCGTAAGTTTGGTTGGTGGGGCTGTAGACATAACGTCTATCCAATCATTTTGGGCATCAGCCCGCCAGCCTATAGTGACAAGCAGTTGCAGCAGTATCTGGATGAAAACGAAAAAGGCGTCTGGTATGAGGGACAACATTATACCTTGTACGATGCCAAAAGTCGTAAGCACGAACTAGAGAGCCTGATTAGTCAGAAAAAATATGATATTTTTGCAGCAGAGGGCGATGCACAGCTGCTAAAAGAGAAACAGCTTGGCCTGCAAATCCTCCGGCAAGAATATCGCCGATTTTGCGCTGCTACCGGGCAATCTCCTGAAGCATGGCGAACGATGGTAGCTACCTTTGGCCACAGTGCAGCCAGTAAGGCTGCATGGACGGCCCGCAAGTTGGGAATTGGTACATCAGTATTAAAAACAAAAGACGCTATGCGCAACCAATTAAACAATTTGACTGATGCGGAGCGATACCAGTTAAACAGATATACTGGTTTTGACGCCACCGCAATCAATAGTGCAATCCGAAATAATCGGGTCAATGCGGCAATAAGTGGAAAAATATCAGTGCTAGACCATGCTTTGGCAAAGGGGTCTATTCCGTCCTCCCTTACACTTTACCGCGAAACTGCCTTGGAGTTTTTACAACTTGGCGACGGTACGAAAATAACCCTCAACAATATTGAGGAATGTATCGGAAAGACAATTCGCAATCCGATTTTCACATCCACAAGTTTTCATCAATTAGGGCTACCGGGCCGAAACACAGTCATTGAATTGAAAGTTCCCGGCGGATATCAAGGGGCACTTTACATACAGGATTTAGCTTCTCAAAAGTATAAAACTCAAGATGAAGTTTTATTCGCCCGTGGTCTACCCTATCGGATTCTGTCCGTTGACACCGCAAACAATAGCGTATATATTAAAGCGGAGGTGGTAAAACCATGATTTTGGATGATAGAACTGAGGTCAGCGCCTCTCTCGCTTGGGAAAAGGATATCTGGGAGGATGTTTCCACACCGATGTGTAACGGATGCAAAAAGTGGCATCGTGGTAAACACTCCTGTGATGTATACGCGAAAGGCATTCCGGAAGAAATCCGTTTCAAAGAATATCATCCATGTCAAGGTTTCGACATCAACCCCGACAGCATCAATTACATTCCCGTGAAAGAAAATATTCGAAGACTTAAGAAATAGCGGAATGTTGCAGATAAATATGGTATAGAGGGACTCTCAATAGGGGGTCCCTTTTACAATGCCTTTAAACAAGTCTTAAAGACTTATTTAAGGGCGTTTTTAGATTACAGTTTTGCCTTACCGCTGACCCGGCGGACTATAAAACGGGTGCCGCAGTACCGGGACTGGCCGGACAAAAAGGACAGCGGCCCGAACATTCACAACAAACGAGAGGAGAAACAAATGGCACTGGAATTTTTAAAAAAAATCCTTGGGGACGCTTACACCGAGGACATCGAAAAACAAGTAAGCGCCGAGATTGGCAAGAGCTTTGTTGCAAAAACTGATTTTGATGCCAAAAACACCGAACTTAAAACAGCAAACCAACAATTGGCAGATGCCGCCGCCACCATTGAAGGCTTTAAGGCAAAGGATATTGATGCCGAAACTATCCGCCAACAGGTCGATGAGTACAAAAGCAAAGCCGAGCAGGCCACAAAAGACGCAGCTGCGCAGCTTGAAGCTTACAAGTTTGATTCTTGGTTTGATGGCCTTGTAACTCAATACAAGGGCCGGGACAAGGATGTGATTCGCACGCTGGCAGGAGATGACCGCATGAAGGGCCTGCGTACGAGCCAAAACCGTGATGCAGAGGGCAAGGCGCTGTTTGATCAGCTCCAAAAAGACAAGGCTTATGCCTTTGAAGACCCGGCTGCGCCACCTTACGCCAGCGGCACAGGGACAACGTCTTTTGGAGTGTCTGATGCCGCCATGCGCAGTGCTATGGGCTTGAGCACCGAAGAAAAAAAGTAAAAAAGAAAGAGAGAGCAAAAAATGGCTAATTTGATTGAAAAGGCAAAATCTTACGTCCCGCTGCTGGATGAGGTGTATAAAAACGCATCCTGTACGGCGGATCTGGATGGCGCACCGGAGCTTGCTCGTGAGGGTGCCAACGCCAACGAGCTCATTATCCCGATGCTGGATATGCAGGGCCTTGGCGATTATAACCGCAATGATGGGTATGTAAACGGCGACGTTACCATGACAAACGAAACCGTGAAGTGCAATTTTGACCGCGGGCGTATGTTTAGCGTGGACGCCGTGGACAATATTGAGACCGCGGGCCTTGCATTCGGTCGGCTTGCGGCCGAATTTATCCGTACCAAGGTCGTGCCCGAATTGGACGCATTCCGGTTTGCTTGCTATGCCGGGAAAGCTGGCACAGGCAATGCAGAAGGCACCCTGTCCGGCGGCAGTGATGTGATTGCGGCATTACGTGCGGCGTCTGAAGAAATGGATGAAACCGAAGTCCCGATGGATCAGCGCCATCTTCGTATCACCCCTACGCTGCTGGGCCTGATCAAGGATATGGACAATACCAAATCCCGCGAAATCTTGGAGGCGTTTGCGTCCATCAAGACAGTACCCCAGCGCCGCTTTTATACGGCGATTGAGCAGCTGTCGGGCACCGGCGATGAAGCGGCTGGCGGGTACAAAAAATACAGCAAGCACTATGTAAAGTGCGGGGCGGCAGATGATGGGGCGTTGAAAGTCGTGGCGGACAGTGCGACCCCTTCTGCCGGTGAAGTCAAGGTGTCTGATGTAACACCTGTTGCAGACACTAACTACACCCCACTGGCAAACGACTATGTGAAGGCGGTTGTTGGCGCAGACATCAACTTCATGATCATCCACAAGCCCGCCCTCATTCAGTTCGAAAAACACGTCGCGCCAAAGATCATCCCGGCCGAAGTGAACCAGAGTGGTGACGCATGGAAATTCGGCTACCGCAATGTGGGTATCGCAAATATTTATGCCAATAAACTGTCCGGCGTGTTCTGTCACCACAAACCGGCACAATAAGGGAGGTAGTAAGATTGAGTACCAAAATCGGTAAATCATATACAGCTCCTGTCCCTATGACCGTTGCACCCGATTCCGCAGAAACTACGGCGTACATCTGTCCGGACTGCGGAAAGGAGTATAAAACGGAAAAGGGTCTCTTGGAGCACATTGCCAAGGCACACACCAACGCCGCGGGCGAAGTGAAGGAAGAATAACAAAAAGGAGAATCAGTTATGGCTTATGCGGATTACGCCTTTTATGAAAACATTTGGCATGGAGAGATGCAGGAAACAGCTTTTTTGAAGTGGGCAGACCGTGCCAGTATGGAAATTGACCGCATAACCCGCCAGCAGGCATCTAGTGCGCCCGATAGCATGGTTCAACGGTTGCAGCTCTGTTGTTGCGCTTTGGCAGACGCAATGGCAGCAGACGCTGCGTTAGACGCGGACACCCACCATGGTGCGGTTGCAGCCGAAAACGTGGACGGATACAGCGTATCCTACCACAACAAAGACAATACCGGCAGCCGTAATACTTTGCTGCATAATCTTTGTTCGGATTACCTTACATGGCCAGTTAACCTAATGTATGCAGGAGTACAGTGACATGATTGGGGCAAAGAATGCTGACTGCACTCTGTTCCACAAAGAGTGGGACGCGGGCACCCGGCGCGATATCTGGACCTGCACACAATACCCTAGCGTGAGCTGGTATGCAACCGAGGGTGCAACTGTTGGCACAAGTGGTGATATTGCAGCCGATAAAGTCATTGTACGGATTTACACCACCGACCCCATTGCTGTTGCCGTTGGTGACATGCTGGTGTTTGGACTTGTAAGCGCGGACGTTACCAGCAGTGTACAGGTCAGTCAACTTTTTGCCTGCAGCTATCGGGTGCTGGCGGTACGCGACAACAGGCGCGGCCGTCCCCCGGTACAACATTGGCGTCTTGAGGGGGCATGATTAGTGGCCTTGCTGACAATAAGTACCCCGAGAGGTTCGATCACACAAAAGCTCACGAGTGGCGGGGCGGTGACAGCACAGCTGCGCTGGAGCCCTAGTTTTGGGCAAAAGTACACGCAGACTTTTAGCCGCATACAGAAATTTGTGGACTCCGAAGTCTTGCGACTAATGCAGCCGTACACGCCTATGCAGTCCGGGATGCTTATCAAATCTGCCACACTGGGTACGGTGATCGGCGAGGGAAAAATAAAGCAAATTGCCCCTTATGCAGCCCAGCAATATTATCGCACGGATACCACACGAAAATACGACCCACGCCGTGGCGCTTACTGGTTTGAGCGTATGAAAATAGACTACAAGGCATATATCCTACACGGCGCGGCTCAAAAAGCGGGAGCAAAATATAATGATTGACGATACCATTGTGGGTGCGCTGCAGCTGTACCTAGAGCAGTGCCCATTGCTTGCTGGAGGTAGACTCAACGTAGATTATCTGCCAAAAAAGCCGTTTGCGTATATGATAAGCCCATCCCCTGTGGATGAGGTTGTAACGCAGTATCACGGGGGATCATCTATCAGGCAGTATGTGTTTGTGCTGGCTACGGTAAACTTTTATGGGGATGATGTGCTGGTTAATATGGCGAACAGCGGCTTTTATGAGAGGCTGGCAGCGTGGATGCGCATGCAGACTCGCACGCGCACGCTGCCGCCGCTGGGTGACACACGGACACCGCAAAAGCTTGATGCAATGAGCACGGGTTACCTGTACGACGCAAACACCACAGAGGCGCGCTACCAAATTCAATGTCGCCTCGTATACCACCAAAAAGGAGATTGATAAACTATGAAACTTTCGGAGCTCATGACCGGCCGCACGCCGAGCGCGGCGTTTGAGGGCTTCTCGACCGCTGATGATATGGTGTTGGCCATTGACTTTTCCGGCACAGCGACCGGGCCCAATGACTATATCGTGGCGCAGGAGGGCATCACGGAGCAGTCTGGCGCACTCTCCCCCGAGACGCAGGACAGCCAGTACCTGCGCACCGGCAAGGTGTCGACCAAGACCGGCACCTCGCGCAGCTTTAAGTTGAGCGGTGACCGTTACAACGGGGATGCATTCCAAGACGCGATTCTGTCTCACGCTATCAAGTTTGGCACTGGGCAGGGGGTCATCAAGCCCTACGTATATTTCAATATGCTCACCGGCAAGGGTGAACAGGGCAAAATATCCATTGCGGTGGAAGGTGACCTGTCTGGCGCGGCCGGCGCAAACGCCAGCTTTAGCGCTACGCTTACCTCGACGGTCAAACCCGCGGAGTACACCTATGCACCGCCGACACCGTAAAAGGCCGTAAAAGGAGGATGAAACAGCATGGAACGGAAAGACGAAGTCAAGCAGTTTGCAGTGCTGAACAGCTTTACTGACCCCGAAGATGGCATGACTGTTTACTGGGCCGGTAAAGACACCTACCCCCGCGCCGGCTATGTGCCGACTGAGGAACGGATTGCATACCTGCAAAGCCCTAAAAACGCGCTGGGCAAACCGGTTATCGCAAAGAAGTGACAGCAGCCGGGGGTGCACTAGCCCCCGGCTATTTTTTAAAGGAGCGCATTATGCTTGTAAATAACATTCAACTTGATTTTGACATAACCTCCCCCGGGGACGTTCTGCGCTATAAGCAGGCCGGCGAACGTATGGAGGCCGAGGGTGCGGGCATTACGCTCCCCACTGTGTCGCCGGACGACCCGACGTTTTTGGATGCTTATGTGGATATGCTCAACAGTCAGCTGCGGCTGTTCGCGAAT